AGAAACAAATTTAGGAAAAATAATTCCGACTGGAGCAGGTAATTGGAGTAGTTCAGCCTCTTATATATACTCCTAAATTAACAAGTGCTAATATTCATCAGATTAGATGAAATTAAATAACTAAATAAATATGAGAAAATTTTTCAAAGGGTTGATATTATTTATAAAGAATATGTTATCAAAGGGCACCTCTGAAAGCTCTAAAAGAACAATGGGAGTACTAATAATTGTTAACTCAATAATTATAGAATATATATGCGTATATAAGCACATAGAAGCCCCAGAAATAATAGGCACCATGTTTTGGGGAGCTATAATATTACTTGGTGCCGAAGTAACTACAGGGGCTATACAAAATATTTTTAGTAAAAAGAAAGACGAAAATGACATCAAAAAGTGATTATGTATTACCTATTCCTAAGACCAGCTTTTGGGCGGGTTTATTTTTATTGATAGGGGTATTTGCAGGTTTCTACATCTCGGTAAAAATAGATATTGAAAAACTTAAAGCTAAACAAGATTATCAGGATACTACACAACAGGCTGAAAGAAAAAATTATGAGAAAGTCAATGAAAAATTAGATTTTATAATTACTAAAATTGCTGATTTAGATGCTACTATGAAATTTAAAGAAGATAAAAAAAGTATAAGCACTAATTCTTCTTATAATGGTGGTTCTAGTAGTAGTTCTGGATTTTCATCTAAATAACATAAACCATGATTACAGAAGATTTTTTAAAGAAAGTTGTTCCTTTATCTACAAAGGCTAACAGAGATAAGTATATTGATTACCTAAATATCTATATGAAGGCGTATCATATCGAGTCTGATAATGAAATAGCTAGCTACATAGCTAACATAGCCCATGAGAGTCAAAACTTTAGTAGAGTTAAAGAAAACCTAAATTATTCCAGTGAAAGATTGATGGTTGTATTTAAAAAATACTTTCCTACTAAAGAGATAGCAGACAGGTACGCACATAAACCAGAAGCCATAGGAAATAGGGTTTATGCAAACCGTATGGGGAATGGGGATGAAAAGTCAGGTGATGGTAGTAGATTCTGTGGGAGAGGTCTAATTATGTCAACCGGCAAATCAGAATATGAATCTTTATCCGAGATAATCGGGGAAGACTTCATAAAATACCCCGACTTATTAGCTACTCCAAAATATGCTGTTTGGTCATCATGTATCTTTTGGGATAAGAAAAAACTAAATTCAATTGTATAATATGGAGAAGAATAACTTTAACTTTATAGTGTTTATAATCTTACTAATTTTGGTATTGGGGTTTTTTATAACTTTAGAGACTCATAATAATATTAAACTAGAAAATAATAATACTGGAACTAATATTAAACTAGAGGCAGTTAAAAATGATACCATTATTATTGATACTGTCCCATTAATAGAAAATAACCCAATAATAAATCTCGATAGTTTAGACCGGGCACAATTAATTAAAGATAGCATAGCTTTCAGGAAATCTGTTAAAATTATCAATGGGGGGTACAATGGTTTCAATGAACGTTATAAAATATGGTTAAAGGCTAGAAATGCTTTAAAGAATGGCCAGTAAATCCATAAATATCACTTTCCCCTCACTATCCAGTTTAGGTATACAAATTAAATTGGATGGTAAATGGGGGAAATTAGATACTTTAGCCAGTAATTTAGCCCCCAGTATTTCTAAGGGATACGAAGAAGCCGTAAAATTATATTCGAAAAGGCTACTAAGGATAATAAAAAAATCTTTAATAACTGGTATACCTCCAGAGGGCAGCGGTGTAACATGGCCACCATTAGCCCCCTCAACTATAAAAAGATATGGACAACATAATATATACAACTTAACTGGCTTATATGCTAATTCAGTTGGGTTACATGAATATAAATCTAGAACTATAATTGGTTTACCAATACAAAAGAAAAGGTCTTCGGCTGGAAAAATAACCCTAAATCAATTGGCCATTCTTTTAGAATATGGTTCTAAAGATTCTGATGATTCTGGAAATATACCTCCAAGACCTCTATGGAGGCCAGCCTTAGCTTCAGTTGGTGGTAAGAAACAGTTAAAAGCCGATATTATGAAAAATATAAGAAGTAAACTTTTAAGTTCTACAGGAATAAGACCTAATCAGATTAAATAATTAACTAATGGATAACTTAACTATTATAGAAAGGAGTATATATCAAGCTATATTAGAAAAACTAATATCTTTAAAGTATACTTTAGACCCAAAAAATTATTACCCAATATCCCCTGTAACTGAATTACAATTTGAACAGGATTTACAGGGGCTAATAAAATATATACCAGTATTTGGGGCTAGTAATTCTGAATCTAAAGGGACTAAAACAACCCCAAGGATAGTAATAGATTCACACGGGTTTTATCAAGGTAATATTGGTTTACCTAAAATAATAGAAATGGAAGCTGGTAATTCTATACAAACTGTAGAAGTACCTTATGAAACCTTAGACCAATTTATTGATGTAAGGTTAGTATCTACTAATCAAGAAGAAAACAGACTATTACATACACTATTATTCTACTCAGTACCTTATAGAGGATATATAAAACCCTATAATAAAGAAAACTTTGGGCCATCTGGTAATATCTTTTTAGAAGTTGTAAACTTTTTTGATAACCCTGATTTATCAGATGGGATCATCGAAAAAGTATATCAATTTAGGGTATCTGATTTTATTGTTGATAATAATAATGAGGAACCTATAACCCTCCCAAAACTAGTCCAAGTAGACTTAGAAATAAATAATAATAATATAACATTTAAACAACAAGAATAAAATGAGTAATGAATCACCAAGAACAGATTTTACATTTACAAATAATAATGTAAATGAAGAAGCCCCAGCTTTAGGGGTATCACATGTAGTTGCTAGGACTAGTAAAGGACCTTTTTGTGACCCATCAACATTAATCAGAAACCCAACGCAATTCCGAAAAACTTTTGGTTCAGAGATAGTACCTGATGGTTCAATCTCAAACATAGAAAGAGCTTTATCCCTTGGTTCTATTCTAAGAATATCAAGAGTTAAAGGGGCTGGGGATGTAGCTTTTGGGTTTGCTAAAACTTATAATATTGATACTGGAGTAGGTGGAACCGAACCAGCAGATATACATATTAAGTTACAAAACCCTATGGTGACAACCGAAACCATAGATTTAAAACTCAAAATAGTTACAAAAGAGGCTGGTTCTAGTATAGTAGACCCTAATAGTAATAATGCTGATGCTAATTTTTATTTAGAACTATCAGTTGATAAATCCACACCTCTCAGTCAATATTATTTAAAACAATTTAAGGCATTCGATGCAAATGATAAGGTAGATTCTAATACAATAATATCTAAAGACCTATTATTTAAGGCCACAGGTTTAATGGATGGGTCGGCTCCTATTATGGTTAGCCCAGATACTTTTGTAGAATTTATCAACAATACTCCTAATATTACTCTAGAACTTATTTCATGTACTACTTCAATTGGTGACTTAGCTACATCAGTTACTAACATTGAACATGTTATTTCGGTATTACAAACTTACAAAGATTGGTATGGTACTATTTTGGGAGGAGCTACTGCTATAGATACTGCGACCCCTCAGTACTTTATCATCAATGAAGGGGATAATGGAGGTGCTTCAACTAAAGCTGAGTGGCTAGAAGCTTATGAATCTACTTTAGATTACACTGAAAACTACCAAACAATTTTATCCCATATACATCAGCATATACCAAATGATTACACAGAAGTATATAAAAATGTAATGGATATTGCTAGTAGAGTATTCGAACACATGGTGTATATTGAGGTACCTAAATATAATGAGAGTGGGGAGGTTATGACCCAAACTGAAATTATTAGCAAAGCTAATACTATGGTTAGTACTATTGGGTACCATAAGAATTCTGCTTACTATTGTGGAGGTATAAAACTATACAATCAAAATGGGGCTTTAAAACCATGTGATGTTTTAGGTACTGTTTTGGGGTTAGGTGATAAATCAGCAGCTAGTTTTGGACCTTATTATTCTTTTGCTGGGCCAAATAGAGGTATAGTATTTGATGGTTTAGGGCCAGTGATATCAAACCTTGGTTCTCCAGCAAAATATAATGAATTAAATGAATTAGCAGCTGCTAAACTAAATCTATTTGTAATTAAAGATACTACTAGTAGTGGTAAAAGAACTATGCTATGGCATAATTTTACTTCTACTTTTATGGATTCTTCTGACAAATTTATCTCAGCGGTAAGGTTACAATTATTCTTAAAGAAAAATCTAAGGCCATTGATAGAAAAACGATATGAAGAACCAAATACATTTGCTATGTGGAAATCTTTATATTATGAAGCTAAACCTCTAATGGACAGCTTACTCGGTATTTCATACACTGAATATAGTTGGGCAGGTGATCAATTTGCAACCAAATACAGTGATTTAGTTATCAATAATGAGGCCAATGTAAGAGCCGGTAAATATAAATTAAGAATAGGTTATAGAGATATCGTAACCTTACAGTTAGTTGAGGTAGATATTGTAATAGAAAAAGCTTCAAAATCAATCTCTTTTAATGTTAGTGAATAATATATAAAAATAAAACATAATGGCACAAATAAAGAATCCGAGAAAAGGTTTTCAATTTAGGATAACCTTTGTTAATCATCCAATAAACCCATACTTATTTCAAAAGGTTACCAAACCTGAAATAAGTATAGAACAAGTATCTCACGGGGATATAAATAGAGATGTAAAAACTGGAGGTAGAGTTACCGTTGGTAATTTCACTGCAACCAAATTACTTACTACATCTGGTTCAGACACTTGGCTAACCGATTGGTTATCATCCATACAAGATATGGCATTAGGTGGTGGTTTAACCCCAGCTTCCTATTGGGAAACTCTTATAGTAGATGAGTTAGCTGAAGACGGTGTTTCAGTACTAAACTCAAATATCTATGATGAAGTTTGGCCTTGTAAAGTAAATGGTCAAACTTTAGATAGAATGAGCTCAGATAACTCTATTGAGGAAATTGAATTCTCAGTGGGAATTGCAGATAGATTATAAAAATTTTTAATGGCCACCTTGATAATTTTTATTTTGGTGGCCTTTTTATTTAACCTAAAAATATAGAACAAAAATGGAAAAAAAGACTTTTATTTCTCCCAGTGGAAGAGAATTTACAATTAGACAACAAAACGGGAATGATGATGATATTTTATCTAACTCGGTAGAAGCCCAACAATTAAAAAACTTATCAAATTTCATTGCAGCCATTGTGGTAAATACTAATGCAACTGAAAGTGGTATTTTAACACCCGAACAGGCTCATAATTTACCTTCTTTAGATAGGTATTGTATCTTATTCCATTCCAGAATTTTTTCATTAGGTAGGATGTTAGAGTTTGAACAGGAATGGGCTAAAGATGTTAGAAGAACTTACGAACAAGATTTAGAAGAGTTCTTATTAGATTATTCTAAACCTATAGACAAACAAGATTTAGATAGTAAACCAAATGCAATTCCTTTCTACCCATTAGGGGATAAGGTTACCAACATAGAGATAATTACATCTTCTGGTAAGAAATTATTATTTGATTTATTAACGGGTTCTGGAGATGCTTATTTTGTTAATTTACCAAAATCAGAACAAACCAGAAATGCAGGGTTAAAAGCTAGAAATCTTAGATTATTAGTAAATGATACTTATGAACGAGTAACTAATTTTGCTTTATTTTCTGTAAAAGATATGAATGAGATTAGGAGATATGTTAATGCTTACGACCCAATATTCCAAGGGTTAACTGATTTAGAAAATCCAATAAATAATACTATTGTTAAATTCCCAATACTAGAACTAAACAATTTTTTCTATTTGGGGGAGGATTAGACAATATTGAATCCGATTTCGTGTACCTCCATAATGTGGGGGTACATATTGGGTACCAAGAATTAAGGGACCTCCCCTTAATAACCAGGAAGAAAATACTTGAAGAAGCATCAAAATATTACCAAAAGAAACATAACCTCTAATAAGAAAAACGATGGGATATACTAGTGGGAGTCCAGGAGCTGGGCTATTAGAAATAGGCGTAGCAATTGTTTTACAAGACAGATTTTCAAATCAGGCTAGAGAAACTTCCGCCCAAATAAAGAAATTACACATGGATGCTAAGAATGCAGTAAATGCTAACTTACAGGCCATTCAAGGTATTTCTGCACAAGGTATGAACATTTCTATGGGTGCTGGTAGGAAGATAATTTCAATTGTGAATGAGGGTGCCCAATTTATGGATACTATGGTAACTGTACAGGCTATCACTGAAGCTACCCAAAAACAAATGGATAGTTTAAGCAATACTGCTCAAACCCTTGGGGTTAAGACTATGTTTGACTCTAAAGAAATTGCTGATGGTATGAAGTATTTAGCTATGGCTGGTACTGAGGCTAAAGAACTATCCGAAATGGTAAAAGGTGCTGCAATGGTAGCAAATGCTACTGGTAATGAGTTAGGAGGTAAGGGTGGTACGGCCGACTTGATGACCAATATTATGCGAACTTATGGTATTGAAGCCGGAAAGTCTGCAACAATTGTTGGTGACCAATTGACTAAAGCTACCCTTTCTTCTAATATGTCTTTGACTGATTTAGCAGAATCAATAAAATATGCTGGTTCTACTATGGTAACTATGAACCAATCACTACCAAGTACTATAGCCCTAATAGGTACATTGGCCAATTCAGGTATCCAAGCTTCAATGGCTGGTACTAATCTAGAAAATGTATTTAGGTATTTAGGTAAATCCATACTAGATACTAACTTTAAAGGACATAAAGCTTTACAAAGTATTGGGTTAAGTACTAAAGATTTCTTAGATGCCCAGGGTAATATTGTAGATGCTGGGAAAGCTATGGAAACTATAAATAAGGCTACCGAGGGTATGGGTTCTGCCGAAAAAACTTATCTACAACAACAAATATTTGGGGTAAGAGGTTTTAGAGCTGCAGCGGTTATTGGTAGGAATCTAGATACCTATAGAAGCTTATTAGAAAAAGTTCAAAATTCATCAGGTTTTTCTGAAGAAGTGGTTAATAAAAGAATGGAGTCATTAGCTGGTAGAATAGATGCTATGATGTCGACTTTTGAAAACATAAGAACTACTTTTGCTCAAAGTATTGGGCCAGTAGTCATACCAGTATTAAAAGTCATAACATGGGTTGCATCTGGTATCAGAAGTATATTGGCTATACCTGTATTAGGAACTGTGATTACCACTACTACAGCCATTACTGTAGGTATAGTTGGTATAACTTCAGCCTTAATATTCTTAAGAACTAAGTGGCTTATCTTTAAAAATGATAGTCAGGTAAGTTCTAAATCTTGGTTTGCTATTTTAAAAAGTGGTTGGAATATAGCTACTATGAATGCTGAAAGATATCTAGCAATTCAAACAGCTATAATAAACCAACAAAAAGGGGGTATGACATATAATCCAGTTATGGGCACAGTTGGTAGTATGGCTGGGACTTGGGTTGGGAATGTTAAACAAACTACTGGCAAAGATGGAAAACCAAGATTTTGGGTTAGAACAGCTGATGGAGGTATAAAAAGAACCACTGCCGAAGGTGCTGCAAAATCTGCCAGTGTTAATGATGCTACTAGCGTTTTAATGGGTAAAGAAGTGGCTAAAAAAACAGCTGCTAAAACAGCTGCTACCGTAGTAGGTACTGGTTCTTTAGCTGGAATATTAGGTAAACTAGCTGGAGCTGGTAGAGGTTTATTAGGTTTATTTGGTGGGCCGTGGGGATTGGCTATAACCGCTGGGTTTGCTTTATTACCATCAGCAATAGGGTGGTTGTCTAATAATTCAAATGAAACTAAAGACAACACAGAACAATCTAAAGAATTAACCGAACAACTAAGGCAAGATGCCGTTGCTAGAGCTTCGGGTAAAGAAAATGATACCCTCAGGATGACTGAAGAAATCAGGGCTTTAGCTGGCGTTATTAAATTTTGGGGTGAAAAGATTGCTGCTGGTAAATTACCTGAAATGACGGCAATAATAGAACTTGATGGAAAAACTTTAGGACCAGCAATAAAAAGTCAGATAATTAACAAAGAAGATTCAGATAACTTTAACAGTAATACTAAGTAAATATGGCAGCAATAGAGAAAAAAAATATAATATCTAATGAGGCTAGGGAAATCATAGACCCTATTTTAACTGGTCCAGCCAATAAAGCTTGGAGAGCACTAATCTTATTAAACAGGGTAACTTCAGGTATGCCAAAAGCAGCTAAACCTACTATAGCAGAACTAACCTCAAATCATCATATAGCTAATACTGAATCTTTTTCAGCTGGCCAAATGAATAACTCTTGGGTAGCTAATAAAGCTCTAAACAAATTTGATACCCAAAAATCATCCGAAGCTTTATTAGCTAGAGCTAAAGATTTTACTACTAAAAGGCCTAATATAACTATACCAAAAAATCAAATCATTATTATAAACACTAATACTGTTCCAGCAACTAAACTAATAATTCAAAATAGGCCAAATGAATTAAGTGTAGACCCAATTAGTTCGTGGGCCTCAGTAAAATCTTTTGGTCGTAATGACCCATTCCAAATATATAATGGTAGTGAAAAAACTATTAGTTTCGATATTTCTTGGTATTCTGTGGATGCGGAAAATAGAGATGATGTAGTAACCAAATGTAAATTATTAGAATCTTGGACTAAAAGTGATGGATACCAAACCTCACCACCAATATTAAAAATATCTTGGGGTGGCTCAGAAATATTTGAATCCGAGTTATTTATACTAACCTCAGCTAATTACAAACTTACACATTTCCAATCTAGTCATTATCAAGTAAGTGGTAATGCTTGGCCAACTCAGAATAAAAATATGCCAGCTTGGCCAGCTAAACACAACCAAGTACCAATGACAACTGTTAAAGATTTAAAATTATTACCCAACTGTGCTACTCAAACTTTAATTTTTAAGAAAGTTAGTATGGGTAACACTACTCACTCTCAAATAGTAAATCCTGATATATTAAAACGAACCATAGGAGTAGAAAGATAATGAACATATTAGATAATCCTTATAACGATTCTTATACCGTAAAATACCCTAATGGGGACATTACTTTACATAGAGAAGAATTCACTAATTCTTTAAATGGTAATTATACTGTACACACAGTATTAGAAGGGCAAACTATTCAGGATATTTCTATAAAATATTATGGGAACTCTGGAGGCTGGTATAAGATAGCAGATTTTAATAAAATCTTAAACCCATTTACCGAATTGATCTCCAATATGCAATTACTAATACCTTTATAAGATGGCAAAAAATCGAATAAACCAACCTTCTAGTTTTGATAAAGCTGAGGTTGGTAATATGATACCTGATGGTACCTGTGGTACTTATGTAGCTTTATTTGATACCGAAAAAAAACCCATATTTGATGATATAAAAGGTTTTCCTTTGGGTATGTTCGTAACTAGTTTTTCTTATGAAGATGATGAAGATGATGATGATAGTGGGGAATTAGTTATAGAAACAGATAATGTAGAAATAACTAACCTACCTAATCTGGGATACTTAATGCCATTAAAAATACAATGGGGTTGGGTTTATCCAAATGGTACTTATAAATCTAGTCCAGTAAAAACTGTAGTTATCAAAAAACACAAGGTAGATTTTACTACTGAAGGGGTAAAATTCACTATCGAATTTGCTTCAGCTTCATTTTTATTAAAAAGTCAACCAGCTAAGTATGGGGGTAACAATAAAAATATGGATTTTCTTACATATTTAATGAATGCTGCTAATGGTATAGCTTTACCTATGACAATCGCAGATTATGAGGTTACACCTTATGCTACTAGATTAAATTCCTTCGAAAAACAACAATGATATGACTGAAATACCCCAATATTATCTTAATCCTCAAGAACCTAGTGAGGAGCTAGAAAATGATGAAAAGAATGGCCTCAAGAAAACTGTCATATTTGAATGGACCCCTGATAACCAAGGTTTTTCCCAGGGTCAAGTAGATAGGTATATAGCCACAAGCAATGAAAAGTTCTCAATTACTTCCACAATTATAGCTGGTACTAACACCAGTCTTCGAAAACAAGTAACTGAAGCTTCCAGTAAATTGAAAAATGGCCCATATAATGTACACGGCAAAAATAATAAACTATATATACATAATACTAAAGCCAATGGCAAAGTAGTAGCCTATTATAAGTATAATGGAGGTAATGGTGAACTTCTTTCATTTAATGTAGATGGAGATTTTATTACTAAGGTTGTAGAAGTATCAAAAACCACTCAAATAGATCCAAAGGTTAAAAAAGCAGTTACCAAGATACAACAGACTTACATGAATCCAGATGGAACTTTAGCTATGTCTAACCCAGATGGAACTTTTAAGGGGGGCAAAAGAACTGTTTGGCATCCAGACGCTTTAAAGGCTAATAATGGTATAGTAGTAGATAATACTTATCATAAACCATTTGAAAAAAACATTGTACCTACATTATTTGATAAAGAGGTAAAAGAAATTAGGGATAAGTCCTATAAAAGTGAAGAAGATGCTATCAAAGACATAGTTGATAACTATGAGGCCTCAGAAGATGAAATCTCTGAATATTTCCAACGCCTGAAAGAGGTTTATGATAAAAGAATGAATCCCGAAACTATACAGGATGCAAATGAATATAGGGATTTATTAAAGAATGGGGTAGTATATGAAGACTTTATAGCCAAAAGGAAAGTTTCTATTTATAGAAAAACTATTGACCCAGTGCAATTCTCTTCAGCTAATAAAGACTCTAGCTATATGAAGAAACTTATTGAATCTAAAGAAGGTGCTAATATAGCTCTTACTAGAAAATATAGGAATGAATACAAACAGTTATGGCAAGAAGGTTATAACCATTTAAAAACTAACCCAAATATCAAAATATTAACCCGAGGGAATATAGAGAATGGTTCTTTGATTGAGATTGAAGAACAAAAGGAACTAAGTATACCAGTACCAGGTGTAAGGGTATTATCATCTGGTAATTTGCTTGGGTTTGGACAATCTCAAGCAAATGATACTTTGAAATCTATATACAATCAACTTAAAGCTAATGCTACTGTGATAGGTAGACCAACCTTAACTAGCTCTATAAATATTTATATCGATGGTATAGGTTCTAAATACTCTGGTACTTGGTATATAAAAAAGGTAAAACATTCGCTTGATTCTCAAGGATATACCTGTGATATAGATTTTAGGAAAAGGGATATACCTATAAGAAAACATGTTATTAAAACTTCCATCAATACACAGAAAGCTTATATGGATTTGAATAAAATCACTAAGCAATCATTCAAAACTGGCGATTGGATGTTACCTGGTCTATTACAAATATCTGTGGAAAAATGGAGAAGAAATCCATCCACTCCTAATAAGAATTACTTAATAATACAAGACCAAAACAACCCTAAGGTGGGTAAAGTTTATGATGCCGATGCTGATTTTAAAACAAGTGAATTTGATAATATAAATATTACCCCCGTAAAAGAGTTTAAAGTTTCTGACAATAACTTGATTAATGGAGGTATAGATGATGAATAATTATGACCATTCAAGAAATAATCCAAGATTTTGGGGTAGAATACCTTGGTAGATTCTATTCAACTTACCGAGCTATAGTTACTGATAATAATGACCCAGATAACTTAGGTAGATTATTTGTTTCCATACCCTCTATACATGATGGGATTGAAACATGGGCTTTCCCAAAACACCAAGATGGTGGACCAAGTTATGGGGTTAAGGGTATGACCCCAAAAATTGGTCAAATTATCTATGTAGAATTTGAATATGGAGACCCAATTAGAGCTTTATGGAGTTATCATAGTTGGGCTGTTGGTGAAAAACCTGATGAGTTTGATAACCATACTTTTGGCATTATAACACCTGGTGGTATTAAAGTATTGATAAATGAATTAGAAAACACTATAATAGTTGATTCACCTGGTAACATATCAATAAAAACTACCAAAGATATAACTATTAATTCTACTAATCTTAATTTTATAGAAGGCAAGGTAGGTATACCAGAATCAAACAAAGTACTTTCAAGGCTTAATGAAATAGAAGATAAGATAAATACTATCATGAATGCTATTACTAATAGCACAGTCACTCCTCAGGATGGAGGTGCTGCTTTAAAACTTAGCATAACTGAAAAAATGGGGGGTAATATAAATAAAACTTCTTTAGGTGATATAACTTCTGAACATATAAAACAACCAAACTAATATGGATGTAGAGAATATAAATGTATATACTATAGGTTCTGGACTCGATTTCCCTATTAAATTGAGTACACCCTTAGATGACGATGGTAATCCCATACAAATATTAAATGAGAATGGGGATATGGTTAATTTAGTAACTGTAGCACCTCTAGTAGGGAATTTTGATTTAATCAAACAAAATATTATCAATACCCTTAACACTCCACTTGGATTTTCATTACGCAATGAATATTTTGGTTGTAGAATAACTGAACTCATTGAAGAACAAAATTCTCAGGCTATTGAATTTTTATTACGTGATTATATTAAAGATGCTATAAGAACTTGGGAAAAAAGGGTAATTATAAATAAGATAATTACCCAATATATTAAAGATACCGTGATTATAAAATTAAGGTTAAACTTAATCAATACCTTACAGGAAGTAGAATTTGAATTAAATTACAACACAACAAATAACAATATTTATGTCAACGAGTAATCCGTGGTTAAATCCATTGCAAAGAAGCTATAATTCTATTAAAGCTACTTTGATATCCAAACTAAAAGCTAAAATACCAGAAATAACTGATTATAGCGAAGGCAATATTCTAGTAATAATACTATCAGTATTTTCGGCTATAGCTGAAGTTTTACATTACTATATAGATAATACAGCACAGGAATCATTTTTCATTACTGCCAGAAGATATTCCTCACTGTATAAACATGCCAAGTTAGTTGATTACCACATTAAATCGGGTATACCAGCTACTGTAGACTTGATGTTATACCGAGAAGGTAATAAAATGTTAACAACAGATATAGTGATACCAGTAAACACTGTTTTCAAATCCTCAGATGGTAAACAATGGTTAACTACTAAAACTATAAGCTGGCCTAAAAATTCATATAGTATAAAAGTTCCAGTAGAACAGAAAAATATCATATCTACGAACCTAATAGACTTTGGGATGGTTACTGATTCTAATATACAAATAGAATTGGGTAAACTACCAACTAATCAAAAATATGTGGAAGGTTCTATGGTACTCACTATTGGGAATGATACTTGGAATATAGTGGAGACATTCGCTTATTCAAATTCCAATAGTAAGGTATTTAAAGTAGAGGTTGATGAAGTTAATGAACCTATAATAATATTTGGTAATGGTAAG